CTGGGTTTTCTGGCACCACCCACGTAGAAGTGTAACGTCCGTAGGCGCGAGCGCAATGGAGCACGGTCGCCAACCGTGTGCGACCATTGCGTGAACACCACCGGTGACGTGGGGGTAGTGCGATATGTGGGCACCCGATATGTGAGATGGAGGAAATTTTCGCCAGTTTCACGGAGCACGCGCATTACGGCGTGTGTGTGCTAGCGGGGTTAGCCGTAGTTGCGGTTGGCTGGAGTTGGTATTCCAGTCCCGCGAGGGTCGCCTGGCGCGCGCGTGTTGTCAACACTGCACACCCCCATTTGGAGGTGCGGGACGATGACCCCCGCGTCTTGCGTGACCTTACAACTTTGACCTGTCCCGGTCCAAACCCAATCGGACGCATCCTGGCTAAGCGCTGTGGACAAGAGGTGAGGTGGGCCATGGGAAACCCCACCTACACAGGGGCGAATTACACCATTGCTGTGCAGCGTTGCACAGCGTGGGTACGCGACAATTGCCCCAGCTTACGGCGGGTGTACTACGACGCGGTTATAGCGCGTGCAGTGGTGCACGCCTTGACCCCCAGCGTGACTGAATTGGAGGCGTTGGACGCGCTCCGCAGCGCTGAGGCCGCGGCGCGCCACCACCGTGTCGCCAGTGTACACCACGTGCCTGCCTATCTGGATGAGGACTATGAGCAGCAGGTGGAGGACGGCGATCTTGTGGAAAACCGAGTGGGTTTTTGAAGGGGCCCAGTAGGGTGTTGCCTCGTGACGTGGTCAGCCGAGTACCCGCGCCACTTGCCAACTTGCCCAAACGTGGGCCCGTGTCCATGTGTCAGACGATAGGGTCTGCACGTGAGAAGAAACGTGATCTCTATAGGGTGGCCCTACCAGCCCCTAACCTGGAGTTCACATCGTTCTCCGATACGTGTGGGAACGCGCGCACCGCCCTCTTGGAGCGCGTCTTTTACCACGAAATCGGAGGTGTGTTCACCCGTCCTGCTCACACTGCGCAGGCGGAGGTTGTCGCCACGCTCAAGCGGTTTCGCAGTGCGTTCAAGCGGTTTTGTCCCACGCTCACACCGGTGCCACTCCAGGATTATGCCCTGGGTGCGTACCGGGGTCAGAAGCTACAACTCTACTTGCGCGCCACTGCGAAGGTGCTTGCCCGTGGACCGCTCAGGAGCGACGCGTACCTATCAACCTTCTTGAAACACGAGAAGATACCCGTCACCAAGAAGCGGGCGGTGCCAAGGGTCATACAACCCAGGGCACCCGAGTATAACGTCTGTGTTGGGCGTTATCTCAGACACGCGGAACACATAGTGTACAAGACAATTGACAAAATCTTTGGGCGTCCGACTGTGATGAAGGGTTACAACTCACTGCAGTTGGGCACCACTATGGCACAGGCTTGGGAGGGTTACGACTCCCCTGCCGCCTTGGGACTGGATGCTAGTCGGTTCGACCAGCACATCAGCCCGTCGTTGCTAAAGTGGGAGCATAGTATCTATTCTCTACTCTATCCGTGCGCTCGCGAGTTGGCCGTGTTGTTATCCTGGCAAGTTGACAACAGGGGCTGGCTGCGCACAATGGGGGGGGACCTCAGGTACCGCGTCCAAGGGGGGCGTTGTTCAGGGGACATGAACACCGCGATGGGCAATTGTCTGATCATGTGCGCTGCGGTGCACTCACTACTCGCCAAGTGCAAGCTAGCAGGGTGTGGTAGAAGCAAGATAACCTTACTCAACAACGGTGATGACTGTGTGCTAATTGGGGAGCGCGCGGACATAGACGCCGTTGTCGGGCAAGTGCCTGACTTCTTCACATCACTGGGCATTGTCATGAAGGTTGAGCCAGTTGTGCATGTGCTCGAGCAGGTGTCATTCTGTCAGTGTCAACCCGTCTATGATGGTAGGAAGTGGCGTGCCACGCGTGACCCGCGTGTTTCGATGGCCAAAGACCTTTACGTCTTAAGCCGCGACCATGCCACGTCTGGCCTGAGTAACCAATTGTACGCAATTGGGGAATGCGGGCTGGCGCTCACTGGAGGGCTACCTGTTCTTCAGGAGTACTACTCGGCGCTCATTCGTAACCAACGCAAGGGAAAACGCGTTGACCATAGGCTCAGTGAGAGCGGTTTCTTCCGGTTGGCAGAGGGAATGCACGAGTCGTATCAGCCGGTCACTGATGCGGCAAGGGTGTCCTTCTGCCGCGCGTTCGGCATTGTCCCCGACGTCCAAACGAGCCTGGAGAGGCTGTATTCCAAACTCACTGTACCCATTGCCCCTGTAGGCGATGGTTATCACGAGCAAGTTTTCCTGCAGTGATGGGGTCGTGTGTGTAATTGCCCAAAACGGTGCCCGTGTGGGCTCAATAATTCCGTACTAACCAAAATGTCGAGAGACTGCACGGCGCATCCTCACGGTTTCACACGATGTACAGTCCCGGTGCGTGCCCGGCATCCCATACAGCATGCAAAAGAAGAAGAAGAACGTTTCTGGCCCTATGGCCAAGTTCACTCAGCGTGAGGCGCCAGTCGCACGCATGAGTGAAGTACAACAGTCAAGGCAACTTTCAGCAGGCCATCGATTCCGCCGGTCGGAATTCGTTGGCGGGGTGGTTTCATCCGCCACCAACGGGTTCAAACTGGCCAAAATGGCACTGAACACACCCGGTTATGACTTCAATCCGGCGAGCAGCATCATGTTCCCGTGGCTCAGCCAGGTTGCGGAGCACTTCGAGCAGTTTATCATTCACTCGCTCGAGGTGAGGTTTGTGTCCAGTCAGCCAACCAGCACTGCCGGCCGCGTCTACATGGCCATCGACTACGATTATGACGACGCCGTTAGTATCGAAAAGTCGACATTCATGGGGAACGCGAGTGTCGCTGAGGGCCCGATCTGGGGCGAGCTCTGTTTGAAGGCGGACTCCCGGTCCCTGCATCCCCGCGGGGAGCGGAAGTACACCTCGACAGTGTCTCGCACCAATTTCATAGAACCGCGCACTGCGTTCTGTGGATTCCTAATGATTGCGTTCGACCCATCACCCACAGCCGGAAACACTGTTGGTGATCTGTGGGTGTCATACGACATTGAGCTGTTCATACCGTCACTCGACACCACGGTGGTGGTCGACACGTTCGGTTCCACCGGTCTGGTGGGTGTGTCGACCCTTCCTATGACTGGGGTGAAGGACACCGCCTACTACCTTACCGGCAACCCGTCTTATCCCACGCCTCTCGGGGCGGACGTTGTTAAGGTCAAGGTAGGGGAGGGCCAGGTTCCGGCACTTTCCCTCACCGGTAGCGGCTACTTGGGTGACGCACCCCAGTACGCGTTGGACATGCAAAACGCGCCCAATGATGGGTGGCTCAGTCTTCTTGCCCGTGTCTCGGACTCGGCACTGAAGCCTAGCGAGCTAATCATCAACAAGGGGCCCACCGTCGAGGGGCTTGCGTACGACTCCCTCGGGACGTACCTGGGGAAGTTTAGTGCGCTTGCCACTGAGGCCATACGCACGTTCGGTGCGGCCACGGCGACCGCAATGGACACTGTTGGTGGCCAGGGCCTCGTGTCCACCAGCGGAGCCGTCAAGTCGTTGCGCGCACTGTACCCGACCCTACGTTACTTGGTGCCACTGGTGTCCAATGCAATCGCTAACGCCGCAGCCACTCAGTATGTGGACTGGGGCGGCTGGAAGTACGCTCCTTGAACTGTTGCTTCCTACCCCAATTTATACCT